CAACACGTGCGCAGAGTTTCGGCGAGTTGAGCAGGCTATCTTTTAGACGAGCTTCAGCTCGTTAGAAGTAGTTTTGTTTACAGTTATACATACCCGGATACTGGGAAAGTGTTCAAACCCCCCCAACAGTTGGAACTGGTGGAGGACCAGGTTAGAAAATCAGAAGGACGGTAGTCGGTATCTTGTTATCGATAATCCGTGTCCGCAGTGGTTATACTTTAGTGCTGCTCTTGCACTCTAGTACAGTTAAACCCACTGAGCGGGAAAGTTATGCGCGTCTGGAGGACGCATTGTACATAACCTTTTGTATATTATTATCATCATTACATATTCATTTCATAACCAAAATTCATAATTTCATTTTCATATATACATATCTAGTATTGTAACTTTATATATTGCATTATTACATATTTTATCATTTGATCTAGCAATCTTACGTATTTTCTATTTTGATTTAGCATTTTATCGTTTGCTTGCACATTATCTAGTGTGCTCTAGTTAGCTTTAGTTTGCTTGTACATTATTTTAGTTGTACTCTATTTGTAAAGTATTAAGGATTAAGTGTGTTGTAGGCTTTTAGGGAACCTTCAGGGTACATATTTTGGAAAACAGATACCTTTTAGAAAAGTGTGACTATACCATTTTTGTGAGAAAATGGGCTTGTAGGTAACCCTCTCCTCGGAGAGGATAGTGCGGTCTAGGTAAAACCGGACTTTTAGGTATAGGATTTAGTGAAGGTTTTGGCTATCAACGGTGCATAAAAGCCCCTTCCCTGTAGTGGAATCGTTCTTCGTGAAGAACACTGCACAATGGGTAATACTGGCCGAGATACGACCCTTACGGGGGGAGTTGACTCTAGTGGATTAGTAAGTTTGAGAAATCATCGTTAGTGGTATGTCTTTTAAAAGGTGGATGCCTTTATTAGACGCACCGGTGTTCTGATGAGATCTCTTTCCGGAAATCCTAAGCGAGAATCGCCATGGAGAATGTGATATGTCAACTTGGGAAACCATAAATACACCAATGTCGGGGTGCCTTCGGCATGGGGCCTCACTGCCCGGTGAGGACGAGTAGGTAAACGGTCAGTCGACAGGAGCGCTACTTAGGCTGCAGAGTCCCCACTGTTTCCACGTTTTACCGCGTGGTGTCAAACAGAAGTCAAGAATTCAGGAAGCTATTATCTCATTTTGTTATTGCATTTACTTATAAACTACTCAATCATATCATTCAGTATTTATATCCAGTAAATCGCAACCTCCATCATGAAATCAGTTAACGAAAACACGACGCACCAGGAAAAACCTGGTGCAAACTCTGCATCTAGCAAGCTATTCTTTATTGATACGTTATCTAATACCAATTACACAGAGGATGAGTACATTGTACATTATCCATACACCATCCCCACTAAGAGGGGTTGGGAGCGACTGGGTCGACAGCGATCCAAGTCAGCCTTTGACAGTAGACAGTATGTTGCAAAATGTGATTTTGAAGATTGTCGTGAGTACTACACTCAACACGACTTACTCTCCGTGATCGCATTCAGACGTACTTACAATACTGTCCCGTGGCCAGTGTTAAAACTGGACCACCGATTCGAGTTGCAATTGACAACTCTCTACTCTGTTGAGTTTCCTTTGGACCAGTGGTTCGATGATTCTATGGCAACAGAGCGTGAGCGACGTGTGTTATACAACGCCGTCCAGGAAATGGAGAAGGATTGGAATGCCACTCGAACTAGTCGAAATTCCAAACTCAAAACAACCAATAATCAGGTTGTGCGCGAAGTGGAAACGCCAC